CGCCGGCGATTAGACCGGCGGCGCGTTCAGTGCAGGGCTGTTACTGCGCGACCTTGTAAGCACGGACCCCATCGGAGCGCTTGAAGGATTCGACGGTGAGACCCATCTTCTTTCCGAGACTGCCGGAGATGAAGCCGCGGACGCTATGCGCCTGCCAGTCGGTAGCGGACATGATGTCGGTCAACGTGGCGCCGTCCGGGCGCTTCAGCATGTCGAGGACGATGGCTTTCTTGCTGCCGTCGCGCGCCGTGGGCGTGGCGTCCTTGGCGGTGGCGGCCTTGGTCGCCTTCGCCTTCTTCGGCGCAACCGGGGCGGCCTGTGGCGCGGGAGTTGGCGTCAGGGCTTGGATGGCCTTCCAGATGCGCGCGACCGCCGTCTTGCGGTCGGTGAACTTCTTGACCGGCTTCAGTTCGCCGAAGGGCGGCGCTCCGGCGAAGGCGTTCCAGACTTCGACGAACCGCGTGATGGGCCAGTCGACGGAGAGCTTGGCGAACTCCTTTTCGCTGGTGAAACGATCTTGGCCTTCTGGAATCTGCTCGGCGGCGGCGAAGGCAGTGATGTTGTTGTCGGTGTCAATGGTGAAAGTCGTCATGGTGGTCTCCTGTTTCAGAACTCGATCTCGTCGGCGATCCGGCGCGCCTCGTCGTCAGTGAGGCGTGTCAGGCCTCCCTGCTTGATCCATGCGTCAACGGCATCCTGGACGGCGTTCCAGAAGTCCGTTTCCTCGTTGTCAAAGGGCCGTTCGAACGCCCCGCCGTAGCCGTTGGCGTCCGTGTAGTCGTGCAGTTCGCTGAAGGAGGCGCAGGTGCTGGGGACGGTCCCGGAGGCGACGTCCGCGAGGATCTCGGCCTTGGCCCGTTCCACAACGCGGCGCAGTTCCTCGGCGCTGAAGTCCGGCAGGCGCGGGTTGCGGATTCGCTCGACTTGCTCCTCAGCGGGCTTCACCTCCGAGCGGAGGCGGGCGGCGGTGCGGATGCGGATCTCGCGGCCGGTGGCGAGGTTGGTGCCGTACCATCCGCCGCGTGGGTGTTCGCGCGTGATGCGAACCTTGGCCAGCGTGCCGCTGACCTTCACGATGTAGGTCGTGCCGATTTGTACGTTGTGTTTCTGCATGTTCAGTACTCCAGTCCTTTCCGGTCCACCGCGCTGCGGTCGCCCAGGCTGGCGAGGACGTAGGCCAGTTCTGCGGTGATGCGGCCGAGGTCGCCAGCGTACCCCCAGTTGGCGGGTTCCTGCGTCTGGTCCTTCTGGTGTTGCTCCAGGCGGCTGGCGATGCGCTTCAGCAGGTCCTGGCACTCGGTGTGGCGTTCGGCGTAGCAGGCGGCGGCGGTTTGTTTGGTGGTCTTGGTGGTGCGTGGCATCGAACACATACATCACTTCAGTCGCGGCGAATAGCAACTCTGAAGTTCGATTTTTCAAAAGAAAGATTCACTGGGCGAACGTATGGCGATGATGGGCATTTCGCTTCGGGCGTACGCGCGGATGCGCGGGTGCAGTCTGCCCGCCGTTCAGAAGGCCATCGCCAGCAAGCGCATTACGACGTTGCCGGACGGGAGCATCGATCCGGAGCGCGCCAACCAGGAATGGGCCAAGAACACCTTCGCCGGCCAGACGGTCAATCGAACGGCGGCCGCAGCACCGAAGGAACGGGTTTCCCCGATGCCCGAACCGCCGGCTACAACCGGAGATCCGGTCGCTCAATACCTGCGAGCCCGCGCCGTCAAAACGAGTTTCGAGGCTCGAACGGCACAGTTGGAATACGAGGAGCGCGCCGGCAAGCTGATCCAGGCGGTGCGCGCCTCGGAGTATGCTGCGAGTTTCTCGGCCATCGTGAAGGACCACCTCCAGGCGCGTGCCGACCGTTTGGCGCCTATGCTGGCCGCCGTCAACGACGAGAAAGCCATCCATCGCCTACTGAAAAACGACGATGAGGCGGTGCTGCGCAAAGTGAGCAAAGCCATCGCTGACGCGGGTTTGTAACATGCATCCGTTCTCCATCCATGAGGTTGGCGCCGCGGCCATGCTGCCGCCGCGCGAGATCACCGTTTCCCAGTGGGCGGATGAGAACCGCGTACTGACCGGCGGCGCGGCGGCCGAGCGGGGCCAGTGGCGCACCCGGCCTTACCAGCGCGAGCCGATGGACGTGCTCAGCCCCAGCCATCCCTGCCGCCAGGTCGTGGTGCTGTCTGGTGCCCAGATCCTCAAGACGGAAGTGCTCCTCAACTTCATCGGCTTCATCGCCGACGTGGATCCGGGGCCGGTGCTGGTGGTGGAGCCGCGCACGGAGGATGCCAAGGCGCTGTCGAAGGATCGCGTCGCGCCCATGTTCCGCGCGACGCCGGCACTGCGTGGGAAGATTGCGCCTGTCAAGTCGCGCGATTCGAGCAACACAACGCTTCACAAGGTTCTCGCCAATGGCGCAGGACAGATCACGCTGACCGGGGCGATCTCGCCATCGGGTTTGGCCATGCGGCCGATCCGGTATGCGCTGCTGGATGAGGTGGACCGTTACCCGGCGAGCGCGGGCACGGAGGGCGATCCGGTATCGCTGGCGATCCAGCGCACCGCGGAGTTCGCCCACAACAAGAAGATCGTCATGGCGTCCACGCCGACGATCAAGGGCGTCAGCCGCATCGAGTTGGCGTGGCGCGAGAGCGATCAGCGCGATTACTTCGTGCCCTGCCCGAAGTGTGGGTGCTTCCAGGTGCTCGCGTTCGGCGATGGCACGGGGCCAGGCGTGGTGTGGCCGGAGGGGAAGCCCGAAGAGGCTGCGTATCGCTGCGCCGAGTGCCGCGAGCTAATTCCTCACCGCCTCAAAGCCGAGATGGTAGAGCTCGGCGAGTACCGTGCGGCGAATCCATCATCGCCGATTCCCGGCTTTCGCGTTTCGCAATTGATCTCGCCGAAGAAATCCTGGGGCGAGATTGCGGTGGAGTTCCTGGCTGCCAAAAAGTCGCCGGAGACGCTGAAAGCATTCCTGAACACGGTGCTCGCTGAATTGTGGGAGGAGACCCACGAAGTAGCGACGGACGCCCACGGGTTGTGGAACCGCTGCGAGCCTTTCGAAGCTGAAGCACCGGACGGGGTGGCGCTGATCACGGCTGGCGTCGATGTGCAGGCCGATCGGTTGGAGATGGAAATCGCCGGTTGGGGGCGAGATGAAGAATCCTGGTCGATTGCCTACCACGTGATCCCTGGTGATGTCACGCGCAACGAGGTGTGGGAGCACTTGGAGGGACTGCTGCTCTCTGAGTACCTGCATGCGTCGGGGCTGCCGATGCGGATCGTCGCGACGTGCATCGACTGCGGGTTCAAGGATGCCACCGTGCTGCATTTCACGCGCGACCGTTACAACCGGCGTGTGTATGCCACCAAGGGACGCGCGGGCGAGTCGCCGATCTGGCCGCGCAAGCCGAGCCGGAAGAACCAGACGCCGTTCTTCATGATTGGCGTGGATGCGGCGAAGACGGCCATCTACGACCGGCTGAAACTCCGGGACGTGGGGCCGGGCTATTGCCACTTCCCGATCGGGCGGGACCTCGAGTACTTCGAGCAATTGACCGCCGAGAGAAAGTTCACGCGGTACCACAACGGGTTTCCGAAACAGGAATGGCGGAAGCCGGCCAACGCCCGCAACGAAGGGCTGGACGCCAGGGTACTAGCGTATGCGGCGCTGCACGCGCTGTACGCGAGCGGCTTGAAGCTGCCGGTTCATTGTGACCGCTTCGCAAGGATGGTGCAGACGAGGCGGGGGGAGACGCCACCGGCAATTCCTGCCGTGACGAAATCGGCCAACGCCGACCGCCCCGCCCCACCTCCCACTGAGCGCAGGGACGACCCATGGATACCGCGCCGCAACTGGTTCGGGCGAAATTGATATGGCTCTGACAATTCAGCAGTTGCAATCGAACCTGGATGCCGTCAACCAGGCGCTCGGGAATCCCACGTTGAAAGTGCGGTTCCCGGATGGGCGCGAGGTGACGTACCGCTCGGTGGATGATTTGCGCAAGGCGAAGGCCGAGATCGAAGAGGACATCCGGCAGGCCAGCGGACAGACCGGGAACCGCGTCCGGTTCGCGCAACACCAGCGCGGCGATGGTCCCACGGGCCCGACGCTGGACGACCGCTGGTAACGAAATGAACCTTCTCGACAAGGCCATCAGCATCGTGGCGCCGCGCGTCGCATTGCAGCGTGTGCGCAGTCGCGTGGCACTCGAATTGACCACGGGCTATCTGGAGCGCCACGCGCAGCGGTTCCGGTACGAAGGCGCCACCGCCGGCCGCCGCGCACACGGTTGGTACGCCGCCTCGACCGACGCCAACGTCGAGTTGATGGGGTCGCTCATTTGGCTCCGCAACCGCAGCCGCGATCTCATTCGCAACAATCCGTATGCGGCACGCGCAGTAGAGGAACTGGCCGGGAATGTTGTTGGGACTGGGATCGTGCCCAAGGCCAAGACCGGCAACACGGGCATCGACAAGATCATCGATGCCGAGTGGCCGTTCTTCGCCGACGGCTGCGACACGCCGCAGCGCCTCGATTTCTATGGCATGCAGACGCTGACCGTCCGCACCATGGCGGAATCGGGAGAAGCAATTGTGCGTTTCCGGCCGCGACCCGCGGACGCCGGTCTGCGTGTTCCGCTTCAGCTTCAAATGCTCGAAGCGGACTTCCTCGATCAGGCCCGCACCATGGGGCTGGTGAACGGCCATGTGATGGAGGGCGTGCAGTTCGACGAGATGGGACGCCGCGTCGCGTACTGGCTCTTCAGCTATCACCCGGGCGGTGTGCTGGTCCTTAACCCGCGCGGCGGCATTGTGAGCCAGCCGGTTCCGGCCGACCAGATCATGCACGTTTACCGCGTGCTCCGGCCCGGCCAGGTTCGCGGCGTGCCGTGGCTCGCACCCGTGATGATGGCGCTCCGCGATCTCGACGATTACTGCGACGCGGAGCGGGTCCGCAAGAAGGTGGAAGCCTGTGTTACCGCGTTCGTCCAGCAACCGGAAGGAGTCGATGGCGATCCGCTCGGCATCGCCGGAACCGATCCATCGAGCGGCCTCCCGGTAGAAAGCTTCCAGCCTGGCATGGTCGAGTATCTGAAGCCCGGCCAGGACATCAAGTTCAACAATCCGCCGCCGGCGGGCGGCTACCGCGAATACAAGATGACCGAGTTGCAGGGGATCATGGCCGGCATCGGCTTGCCCTATGAGCTGGGCACCGGAGACATGTCACAGGTGAATTACTCTTCCTGGCGCGGCGGGATGCTTGGCTTCCGCAACACGGTCGAGGCTTTCCGTTGGCTCACCTTGATCCCGCTATTCGCGATGCCGGTGTGGCGGCGGTTCATCGACACGCTGATTCTGCAGGGCAAGATTCCGAAATCCGCCGCGAACGATCCAAACATCGGATTGCGCAGTGTGCAGTGGACCGCGCCGCGTTTCGAATCGGTCGATCCGGTGAAGGACGCAGAGGGCGTATTGAAGGACGTCCGCATGGGTCGCAAGACGTGGTTCGAGGCCGTGCTGGAGAACGGTTACGACCCTCCCACTCAGCTTGCGCAGATTGCACTGTTCAACAAGCTGGTGGACAAATTCGAAATCATCCTGGATTCGGACCCGCGCAACACGACGCTCCGCGGCCAGGAGCAGCCGGCGGCAACGGAGGAGCGCACCCCGAGTAGCAAAGCAGCTCCCACCAAAGCCAAGGGCCAGAGTTTCACGGCGCTCTCGGAAGAGGACCTGGGCATGGTCAAGGATCTGCTCGTCGCCGGCATGTCGCGCGCCGGCAGCGGTTTCGAATCGGTCCCACGGCTGTACCGCGGCTAAAGACTCAACCACAAGGAAGGACGTTTATGAAAGGGAACCCACAGGTAATCGCTGGGCTTCAGGAGGCCGCCAACATGGAAGGCTCCATGATGCTTCAGTATCTTCTCGATCAGCGCGACGTGAAGCGCCTGGGCCTGGATCTGGCCGATGGTCTCAAGCAGCTCAAGGAACAGTGCGAGGACCACATGAAGTGCCTGGTGAGCCGCGTGCTGTTCCTCGAGGGCGCGCCCACGATTGAGCTGAAGCCCGCCGCGACACACGATAGCGTCACCGAGATTCTGAACGACGCCTTTGCGGCCGAGCAGGCTGCCATCGCGCGGTTCACCGATCTCTGCAAACAGTGCTACGACGCTGGCGACCTGTCGAATTTCCACTTCTATCAGCACTTGGCGAAGTGGCATCGCGAAGGCGACGACAAGTTCAAGGGTCATGTCGCGTGGCTGCAGAAGCAACTCTACCAGTTGAAGAAGCTGGGTGAAAACGACTACATCGCCGTCAGCGCGGTGAAGGATTAGGAGGCACGATGC